AATGCAAGTTTTAAACAAAGATGGTTTGAATTTGATATAGGCTGGATGTGGATCAAATTATTAGAATTTTTTAAATTAGCAAAAATTAGAAACACATAAAAAAGGACTCCGAGAAGTCCTTTTTATTTCACTATATCATATATAAGACGCTATGCGTCGATAATCATTTAGCGTGTGAATTATTTACAAAACCGTACATCTTTTCAGCGGCTTCTAAAACTTTGTCTAGGCCTGGAAATTCTGGCATGTCTACCTTGCTAACGATCTGACCAGTTTTGTCATCACGCTTCGCGCTCAATTCCCAACCTTGAAACTTCACGTGGTATTCTTGTGCTACTAGATCTTTAGCCATTGCTAAGATCTCTGTGCGGATTTCATAACCGTTCTTATTAAATTTTACTTCAGGCATTTTAACCTCTGGGAATGTGATTCCGTTGTTTGACATAATATTCTCCTTGTGTGTGTTGTGTATGTCTTATTTGGCTTCTTTTTCTACTTTGTAGGGAGCCGTTGAAGCCTGCTCCTTCTGTGGAAACAGTACTTTAGATACTGAATCTACGGAATACTTAGCCATGTCGATGGTGTTGTTGATAGCCATCTTAGCGAACTGGGTTTGTGCATCGATGTATGCGTGTGCCGCTTTGTTTAGTGCGGGATCTTTGAAGATCTGATCAGTGACAATCTTTTTAGTGTTCTGAAAAGATTCGATGTAAAAAATTGGTGAAAACATAACTCCTCCTTGTGTGTTTGTGTATGTATTATTATATATCATAGGAGAGAAAAAATCAAGGCCAAACATGAATTAAAATCTCCTATCTTGTTCTATCAATTCGATAAATTTAGCACAATCTTCCCAATGGTCAAATCTTCTAACCAATTTGGTATTGTACGGCGTATAACTTTTTAGAATAAGGTCCTCTTCTGAGAACTGTGCTACAGAAGTTACATACCCCCACTGATTCCTCCAAGGTCCCCAGAGTTGGTAAGGTACTTCTTCGAATTCTGCCAACATATTACTACTCAGCCATTAACCTTCTGGCTTCTTCGTATCTGCCCGCTCTTGACAACGCGGCTGCTGCTCTGGCCTTGTTGATGCTTTCGCCCCAGGCCACTAGAAATTTCCAAATATTCATAGTATAATCCTCTGTAAGTGTGTGTAGTAACTCATGGTTTCTACTAATGTATTTAGTAAGACTAATGTGCAGACGCACAAAAACCCATTTTTTTAATTACCGACAAAACACAATAAATAACTAATAGAGTTATTGCTTATATGAAAATCAAAACAAGATCGATCTTACAAGAACTTAATAATTTTGCCCATACCCGCAATACAGAATTGCTCATGGAAAGCAGGGCCACCAACATTATTAATTCTGCTATTAATCTTATCGAAAGTTTCTACGCAAACTACGATGAGGAAACTGCCGGAGAATTAGAGCGTCGTCTAATCAATTCCATCAAAGGCAGAGATACACAGCGTTTCGTAAGGGGGATCAGAAAAGTAAACACCGAAACTCCAAAGTTTGACAAGGAATAATATGGGTATTTTATTAGAAGGCGGAAATGTATTCAAAGATGACGCAGGGGTTGTGTTAACCAAGCGCATCAATCGCGCCGATGTAATCCCCACAGTACAATGGTTAGAAACTGTTACAGGTCTAGAACTTACAGATCACATGCTAGGCACTACCGGCAAGAAAGAATCCAGCGGAGACCTAGATCTAGCCATTGATGCTAATGAAGTAAACAAAAATGATTTCGCAAATGCACTAGGTGAGTACATTAAAAAGCAGGGCGGTGATCCCAAGGAGTGGATCAAGAAGTCTGGTATTTCTGTACATTTTAAAACTCCAATCAAAGGCGACCCTGCCAACGGTTATGTACAAGCAGACTTTATGTTTGGTGAACGCGACTGGATGAAGTTTTCTATGACCGGCGGTGTTGAAGGTAGTCCTTACAAAGGCGCACATCGTCACATGCTGTTAAGCAGTATTGCTAAAGCACGTGGCATGAAATGGTCATTCCAGAACGGCTTGGTCAACAGAGAAACCAACGAAGTTATAACTAAAGATCCAAACGAAATCGCTAAAAAGTTACTAGGCCAAATGGCCAGTCCAAAAAATCTAGAAACAGTAGAAAGCATTGTTGATGTTATCATAAAGTTACCTAACTACGAAGAGTTAGTGGCCGATGCTAGAGAAAGTTTGTCAAAAGACGGTGTTGAACTGCCTAAGTCGAAACAGATCGAAAGTTATCAAACAGGAACTGTAGCATGGTTTCGCAGAATGATTGAAACAATTAGATGAGAGCATTTGAAATAATCACTGAGAAATGGAGCGACAAATATAAACGCTCGATTAACTGCTCGAACCCAAAAGGGTTCAGCCAGAAAGCGCACTGTGCTGGCCGTAAGAAAAATGAAAGTGTCAATGAAACCGAAGCACCAAAGCAGTTAGGTCGTGCTTTTAATCACTTAGAAGACCTAGTATTCTTTCAAGGCACAGCAGGAACCCGCGAAGCATTACAGCATATTAAAGAAATAGGTACTCCAGAAGGTTCCGAAACTATCCGTATGAAGTGGGATGGTAATCCTCAAATATACTGGGGTAGAGAAACTGCCAATGGTCCACTGCTACTAGCAGGACATAACGGTTGGTCGCGTGGAGCCAAAACAGATAGTCCTGAAGCCGTAAAAGACTTCATTGCTAATAAAAGCGGAGCACCTAAGACTCCAGAAGAGAAAGCAGAAAGAGAACGATTCGCATCTGAGTTCGCTAGCCTGTATCCTTTGTTTGATGCAGCCACTCCTAAGGATTTTGTAGGATTTGTATATGCAGACGGACTGTTCTTACAGCGTCCGCCTGTGGACAAGGAAGGTGTTTATACGTTCTGTCCTAACCCTAAGTCACAGACCTGTTATCATGTTAGAGCAGATTCTGAGTTAGGTAGAAGAATATCTAAAGCACAGGTAATGATAGTAGGACATGCATTTTTCCCAGAATGGGGCATGCCTGATTCATCACAGAAACCTATAAGCGATTTCAGTAAATTTAACAGTAATCCTAACCTAATAGTTCTAGGGCCTATCTACAATAAGAAACCGGTAAAGGTTGACACTAAAGCAGTAGACAAAGTTGAGAAGTACCTAACACAACACTCTCAACAGATAGATAATTTCCTAGCAGACCTACCAGGCCTAGCAGATCTTAAAAACATTATCTATACCTACGTGAATCAAACAGCCAAGGCCAAACAACTAGATTCTCTAAGCGGCAATCATTTCTTTGATTGGTTATCAAAGTCTAAAGTTAGCCCAGGCAAACAACAAAAAATACAGCAAAAAGCAGAAGTGAACCCTAATTCATTAGAAGCCATATTCACCTTGGTAAAAATGATCCAAGACATGAAGGATCAAGTCATAGACCAGATAGAAGGTGAACAAGGTGATATATGGGACACACAGGGCGAAGGTCGTGTGCGTTATGCAGACCCTAGCAAGCAGTTCGGTAACGTTAAACTAGTGCCTCGCAAACGCTGGACTCCGACTTAAAAAACGGCTGTATCCGCCTATTTTCTTCCAAACCAAATAAATAACTATGCCAGTCCCTGAGCGGGACTATTGATTAGAGGAGAAAATATCATGGCAAACATCGCAAGTCAAACAGTTGGTTCAACCACAGTTGGTGCTAACTACGAACAAATCGTTAACGCACAAGGCCTAGGCGGCCGTACACTTATCGTCACTATCGTTAAAGATGCTGGCGACATGACAGAAGCAGAATTCGTTACAATTCTAAAAGCAATCACAAGCAGCAGAGGCACAAACCAAGACGCATTCACAGTCGCTGGTATCTCTGACTTTGATGGCACAGACCCAGTTTATGTAGCATTACAAGGTACAGGAACTGTTGAAGCAGCACCAGTAGCAGGTTTCACCGTAGCAACTGTAGCGGCATTCAATTTGCCACACTAATTAGTTAATTCCTAGGGATGGGAAGGAGAAGGGCGGAATTTATTTCCGCTCTTTTTTTATCTGCTTAAATAGTAGCAGATTATGAAAAGATACTGTGTCGTAACTCTAGTAGATATAACAAGATCAAATCCCAGTAGGATTGAAACAGACAGAATTAAACTAGGACAACAGGCCAATTTTAATTCTTTGATTCAAGCAGTGGGCTTGAGGTCTAATTTTGAATTTGACTCTGATCCGAAAATGAAAACAGGATCGCTGCCTTACGACATAGGAGGCAAAGCCAATCATTGGATGTGGGTTT